GTCATTATCTCACCAGTATGAAAACATAATGCGTTTTGACCATAATATAATCCGCAAAGATAATCAATAGTTACATTATCATCTGAAACCCGATTATTCATTTTATCCCTTGAACGTGCCATTTTCAGGGATTTTGCAAAGAAGTGCTGAAGGGGTGAACGTGTGCTTTTAGCCATTTTGAAAACCTTTGTATTCAATTGTGAGGGCTTGCCATCTGCTTCCCTCTGACTGTATTTTAAACCTATTTTTAAGTAGGTCAACCCCTTTATGCAAAATTTGCATAACTATTTTTCGTACTATAATTTAAATTGAATACTCGGGTATTCAAAACATACTACTAGGGGTATGGGGGCGGTTAAAGGACTAGTATACCCCCTAGGGTATAGGGGCCCCCCGACACGGCCTATTTAAGGAAAATTTGCAAACACCCTAAGGTGCCAAAATTCACACTTGCTAAAAGATCCCTAAACTGTTATAATCATCATAAAAGGACAATTCTATGACAACACATCTACCTGCCGAAACCGTACGTATTAGCCCGGAAGCACTGGAAGTAGCAAACGCTTACCTCCAGCTTAACGACGCCCGTCAAGTTGCCCAAGAATTAGATCTAGACCCTGAAGTGGTAACTAACTTATTAGCCAAACGTGAAGTAAAATCATATATTGATTCAGTATTCTTTGATTCAGGATACAACAACAGATTTTTGATGCGGCGTGCAATGGATGCACTAATTAAGCAGAAGTTCTCGGAGCTGGAGGAATCACAAACTGGTAGCACAAAAGATATTGCTGAACTCTTACAAATGTCCCATAAAATGTCAATGGACCTAATGGATCGCGAAATACAGCTAGCCAAAGCGCAACAAGCTGTCGGCCCACAGAAACAAGTCAATGTACAGATCAATGACGCACTAGATGGATCAAAGTACTCACAGCTAGTGCAACGTTTAATCACCGGAGAAGGTGTATGAGTTATTCACAACAAGTACTAGACCACTATGAAAATCCCAGGAATGTCGGATCTTTTGATAAGAGTGATACTAGTATTGGTACTGGTATGGTTGGGGCACCTGCTTGCGGGGATGTAATGCGTTTACAAATAAAGGTTGACAATGATACAGGTATTATTACAGATGCAAAATTTAAAACGTATGGTTGCGGATCGGCTATTGCGAGTTCGAGCCTTGTTACGGAGTGGGTCAAAGGAAAAACACTTGCCCAAGCCGGAACAATCACCAACTCGGACATTGCCACCGAACTAGCGCTACCACCAGTTAAAATCCATTGTTCAATCCTAGCAGAAGATGCTATAAAGGCGGCTATTCATGATTACAATTACAGATGCTGCAAAGTCTAAGATTTTAGACATATTAGCAGAAGAAAACAATCCACTACTTTACCTTAGAACATTTGTTCAAGGCGGTGGATGCTCGGGCTTTAATTACGGGTTTACACTAGATGAAGTTGTTAATGCAGACGACTTCGAAGTACCACTAGATAATTCAAAACTATTAGTAGATGCTATGAGCATGCAGTACTTAACTGGATGCACTATAGACTACAAAGGTTCTTTTATGTCAAAAGAATTTATTATAACAAATCCAAATGCTAAACACACTTGCGGGTGTGGAAGTAGCTTTAATGTATAATGAAGTATTTCTTATTTTTAACTTTACTCATCTCAAGTCTAGCAGCAGCACAGTCCATAGTTATACAAAAGCCCGTAACTTGTACAGAAACTAAAATGTTACTGCAAGGATTAACAAGTAGTGATTACAAAGAAGCTCCTTTGTGGCTAGGTATAGAGCCAGGTGCTGAAGTACCAAAGTACAGCGTGTTTGTTAATCCACAAACCAAAACCTGGACAATAATCCAGTTTAATGATAAAATAGCTTGCGTACTAGGTACAGGTACAGAAAGCACTCAAATATTTAACGGACCCAAAATATAAAATGCTAGAAACAATATGTGAAGTAATGACAGATGCTTATAAACGTAATTGGATTACATCGCGTGATGGTAATGCCTCAATACGTCATCAAGATCGAGATCATTTTTATGTTACGCCTACAGGTGTTCGTAAACAAACCCTGCAACCAGATCAGTTTAAAAAGATGGGTATTAGATCCACTGGTTATGGTTTATACGCAACTCCCTTACTGTATACAGACATTAGTCAAAACTTAAAGCCTAGTGGCGAACTGCCTATGCACTTTGGACTTCAGCAGAAGATTAATACTGAGGTCAGAGTAATTTTACACTTTCATCCAACTTATACTGTAGCAGCAATGTATGCAGGTATTCAATTACCTGAGTTGCTAAAAGAATTCCCAGAACTCAGCAGGTATACCAGCGTAGCGCCTAATGTACCTATGCTACCTCCTATATCCCAAGAACTAGCAGATTCTTGTATTGACGCACTAGGGTACAATAAAGATAGCGGAGACATTGCCTACAACATAGTAGGAATGGACAGACACGGTGTAATTGCCGTAGATACATCACCTTGGCGTGCTTATGAACACATAGAACGCTTAGAGCACATTTGCAAGATTGTACTTGCATCAGGAAAGTATTAATGTTAGATTGTTTAATTTTAGGCGACTCAATTGCCGTAGGTACTCATAGGCAAAGACCAGAGTGCGTAGTCTATGCTAAAGGCGGCTGGAATACTTGGCAATGGAATCGCGACTATTTAAAAAATAACTTGTCAGCTAAAACTGTAATTATCAGTTTAGGCAGTAATGACCATAGCGGAGTTAAAACTAAAGCTGAGCTGCAACGCATACGTGAGAAGATTGGCGTTGCTAAAGTGTTTTGGATTTTACCAGCCATCAAACCACATATACAATCACACGTCCGCGAAATTGCTGAGCAGTATAATGACACTGTACTACCATTTACCCCAAGCAGCGACAAAGTACATCCAACCACACAAAGCTATCGTGAACTAGCAAAGGCTACAAAATAATGCTTACAGTCTCACGACCAAATATCAATGTTGATGCAATAACTGAAATAGATCCTCAACTGAGGTTTATTAAGCTACCCATAACAAATTACCTAAAGCTCTTAGATGTATACGATACAATCAACCGTCCACAGGTTGCGCTCATAAACGCAGTCAACGATCCTAAATACAGGTTTATTTGTGCTGCACTCGCGCGGCGTTTAGGCAAAACTTACATCGCTAACGTAATTGGGCAACTAGTTACGTTAGTCCCTGGGTCAAATGTCTTAATCATTTCACCAAACTATAACCTAAGCTCCATATCATTTGAACTACAACGTAAACTCATTAAGCACTTTGACCTCGAAGTTGCGCGCGATAACCTCAAAGATAAAATCATTGAATTGTCCAACGGAAGTACTATTCGTATGGGCTCTCTTAGTACCGTTGATTCAACTGTTGGTAGATCGTATGACTTGATTATATTTGATGAAGCTGCACTAGGCGAAGGCGGTGAAGCAGCTTTTAATGTTGCACTACGACCTACCCTAGACAAACCCCAAGCCAAAGCCATTTTTATCTCCACACCTCGTGGTCGTAACAACTGGTTTTCACAATTTTGGAATCGTGGATTTGATCCAGGTTTCCCAGAGTGGATTAGCCTACAAGCTGATTACACAGAGAATACTCGCATGTCTGAAACTGACGTTGCTGAAGCGCGTCGATCAATGTCAAAGTCAGAGTTCGAACAAGAATACTTAGCCTCATTTTCCGTATTTGAGGGTCAGATTTACACACTACAGGATACAGATGTTGTTGAAATTCCCGAAGATATTAAAGGCGAAGCGTTTGCTGGATGCGACCCTGGTTACAGAGACGCTACTGCTTATTGCGCTATCGTGTACGATTGGAACCGCGATTGCTTTTTTGTTGTCGACGAATACTTAGAGTCAGAAAAAACTACTCAAGAGCACGCTGCAGTATTCACAGCAATGAATGAAAAGCATGGAGTTGAAGTAACTTTTATTGACTCGGCTGCTGCACAGTTTGCTAGTGACTTGGCTTACCTTTACAACATTTCAACTACCAAAGCTAAAAAAGATGTCTTACCAGGCATTGCGTATGTTCAGACCTTATTACAACAAGGTCGATTAAAAGTTGCCCCACATTGCACTAACGTGCGAGCCATGTTTGACCAGTATCGCTGGGACCAACGTGAGGGGCTGCAACGTGAACGACCAATGCATGATGATTATAGTCACATGGCAGATGCGGTTCGATACGCACTATATACATACACACTATAATGGTAGAAAAAATTTAAGCATTGACTTTTGTTTGCTATTCTGCTATAATACTAGGTAATTGTGGAGTACTTTGAAATAATGGCAAAAAACACAAATAAGCGAATCCCTGTAAAGTGGGTTCGTGATAGGGCTAAGGCAGCCTACGAGAAGAAAACGCAGTGTTGCGTTTGTGGTTCGACCACAGACCTAGAACTGCACCACCTACATTCAGTTACTATACTCCTAGATAAATGGTCTGAAGCTAAAGGTTACGATATTTCAACAGATGCCGGTATTTTAGCTGTGCGAGATGAGTTTATTGATGAGCACCAAGTAGAGTTATATGACCAAGTTTACACCCTTTGTAATCGTCATCATGTAGCGTTACATAGTGTTTACGGTAAAGCTCCCCGCCCTGGCAGTGAACCCAAACAGGCTCACTGGATAGAGACGCAGCGTGCAAAACATACTGGTGATGTGGTGGATGTGGTTGTACCCAAAAAGAGCTTTGGTAGTTTTTTCTCAGAGTTCGTCTAAGGGAAAACTATGTCAAGATTTACAGATTGGATTGTTGAAAAACTCAATCCAGCACAAACGCGTATTGCTCAAGAAGCAGGTACGCAAATTGGTTCAGAAAGCAAGATAACATATCGTCAAAGTTTTCAGAAACTAGAAGCAGTTAATCGCTCAGTTAGTATGCTTGTTAATGCAGCTAGCTCGTTAGATTACGATGTTAAAGATAAGGTTACAGAAGGCATTGTTGCTGGAATTCGCCAAAAGTCGCTAAACACGCTGCTAAACTTTCGACCCAATCCTTATCAAAGCACCCAAGAATTTCGTCAAGCACTATTTACAGACTTGATCTTAGAAGGTAATGTGTTCGTACACTTTGATGGTGTATTTATGTACCATCTACCAGCAGGTTCAGTAGAAATCTTAACCGACGTAAAAACATTTATCCGTGGTTACCGTTACAACGGAATGGTTGATTTTAAAGAGTCAGAAGTGTTTCACTTCCGTGATTTGAATTCACAATCAATATACCGTGGCGCTTCGCGTTTAGAAGCAGCACAACGAAGCATTGCTACACTGTACGCAATGAAAGACTTCCAAGAAAACTTTTTTGAAAACGGAGCTGTATTTGGCTTAGTTTTAACGTCAGAAAATACACTTTCACAGATTGCAAAAGAAAAAACAATTCAATACTGGTTACAAAAATACTCAACTAAACAAGGCGGCAAGCGTCCAGTTATCCTGGACTCAGGATTAAAGCCTGCACAAGTATCAAATCAAAACTTCAAAGACATGGACTTTGACCTGTCTATTAAAACACACAACGAATTTATTATGCAATGTATTGGTGTTCCACCCATTTTATTAGCTGGTGGCAACAACGCTAACATTTCGCCTAACTTACGCTTATTTTATTTAGAAACAGTAATGCCAGTTGTTCGTAAGTTTACATCAAGCTTAGAACGATACTTTGGCTACGATATTGAAGCAATTACTTCATCAGTGTCGGCAATGCAACCAGAATTAAAAGATATTGCTGCTTATCATTCGACATTAGTCAATGCAGGCATCATTACAGCTAATGAAGCAAGAAAAGAATTACGTTATGATCCTATTACAGGTAATGACGAAATAAGAATACCCGCCAATATTGCGGGTTCGGCTGCTGATCCGTCGAAAGGTGGTAGGCCCACAGATAATCAGCAATAAAGGGGTAATATGGTAGATAAAAGTAAAGTACTGTTTTTAAACAGTTCATTTATCAAGAGCGATACCACCGACGGAGAGACAACTAGTATAACAATCGAAGGGTACGCAAGTACCGATGACGTTGATAGACAAGGAGACATTGTCCCAGCAAGTGTATGGAAAAAGGGTATACAAAATTATTTGAAGAATCCAGTAATTTTGGCATATCACAACCATAGCGAGCCAGTTGGTAGGATGGTAGATCACAGAGTTGACAGCAAAGGATTATGGGTTAAAGCCCGTATTTCTTCAGCAGCTGACGAAGTTTTCAATCTTGTAAAAGATGGCATCTTAACGGCATTTAGTATCGGCTTCCGAATCGTAGATGCGGAATATGATGCAGCCAAAGAGTTGTTTGTGGTAAAAGAGCTAGAACTGCACGAAATTTCAGTAGTGTCAGTACCAGCTAATCAAAATACACTATTTAGTCTTTCTAAGGCGTTTGATACAGCCGAAGAATTTAAATCTTTCAAACAGCAGTTTGCACCCGAAAGCGATTCAGCTAAAGGGCTAGAATCCTCAACGGAAGCAAGCGGCGAAATTAAAAAGGAATGGGAAATGGATCCTAAACAATTAGAACAAATGTTGGCTGATGCAGCTAACAAAGCGGCTGAGCTCACTGCTAAAGCCATCGCCGA